AGTCAGAACTAACGTAGAAATGTGGTCTATTTACCGAATCTATGGGTTTGGTTGTATCCCATGACATTTTTGAGATCAACGCTTGTAGACCATCATCAATCTCCATCCCAGGTGCAGGTATGCAAATAATCTCCTGCTCGTTTAGATCTTCAATGATGCTCGATGAACTATCTGCTGCTTGGTATTTTGCAGCACCAAGTCTTGGGTCGATGAGTCGCTCAAATATCTCTTCGCCTTCTTCAAGTTCTAAGATTGTGTCAACGTAGTCTTTTATACCAAATCCTTGTCCTTTCGATCCAGCTCCACCAACCCACTTGCCTCCACGCCATTCAGCCCAGTCACCAACGTCAACCCCAGGCCATTCACGGTATACCCAGTATGTATTTGATTCATCAACGGCAATCCAGCACATGAACCAGTTTTTAGCACCAGCGGGGTCGATAACGTGATACCTTGTGACATTGGTTGTTGGTATTTCTTGAGGTTTGACAACATTGACTTCCTTGTTAAAGCGAGGGAACTTTGTAGCGTGAGACTTTACTGGCACTCCGTATGCTCGGATAAGTATTTCTTCCCTTGATCGGCCAATCAAAGTTTCCTTGATACGCTCGTAGCCACCAAAGGGGTTATCCTTAGAGTGGAAGTAATGGACGCTAGCATTGCGCTTCTTGCTACGCTGGACGTAAGGAACAAGTTCGTTATTTAGCAACTCAGCTTTGACGTTCTCGATGGTTGTTGCACCGTCTAAATACTCCTTAATTACTTCTGTCCATCCGTCAATCGGAGTGAAAGTAAGTAGCAACTTTGAATTTCTAGTCGCAAGTCGAAATCGAAGCGTGTCAATTAGTTCGTTTCCTAACAAGTATTCGTCCGCCCATACTCCGATATTGTGCCATTTAGGGTCTTTACTGCCAAGTTCAGCACCTTCTAGAATCGTTGGATTGTTCTGATACTGTGAGTACGTCTTGAAGATGATCTGCGAACCATTGGGGAAGATCAACGAATTGTCAGTAAATCCGTTCTTTTTAGTGTACGAGATGTATGCGTTTGCTGATGTTTGCTTAGTACGCAACTCGTTGGGAATCCAGTTCCATACTGCACTTTGTTGCTGACGTATGCTAACCTCGGACGTTTGTGAGAAGCAGAAGATCTCAGACTTAGGATTTTCGATTGCAGCTTTGACTACGCAGTACGAACCCCAGGCAGTTTTTCCACTGCGATTACCGCCAAGTGCTAGAACTTCAGAGACTTGTGACAATTGCTCTTCTGCCTTTTCCCAATGCGGCAATCTGAATCCATACCTATACGGATCTCTTTCGGCGTTATCAATAGCTTCGTGATAAACCTTATGGATGTCCATAAGCTCATCTGGTTCCATTGCACAAATCTCGTCGTCTGACGGAGGTTGCAATATTGCATGATTACGCCATTGCATTACTTGATTCTGTATGCGTCAGTCTCCATGAGTACATCGACAATCCTGTATACGCTATTACATTTTTCGCATCCGAACGTATCATTCTCAGCAGGGAATGATCCTCGGTTGCCGTCAACAAGATGAAGTTTCCTACGCTTCTCACAATGCCTGCATATCCCGATGAACGGGATGATATATTTCTCAAGTACTATGTCCCAGATTTTAGCGTTGAACTTCTCAGCTAAGTACGAGGCGTAAACAAGCGTGTTGCAACCATATTTAATGCCATCATGTTCTACAACGTAATGCTTGAAGATTGGGCCATCAAACCTTGATTCTGGTTCTTTGATCATGATTCAATAACCTCAACTTCAATTGCTTGTTCTTTGATTTTATTGGCAATGCGAGACTTTGCCTCAGCAATCATCTTGGCAGCATCGTCAATACTTGCACCCTTACGATGTTCTACGATTGTGCTTGCCATGCCAGAGAGTTGACCAGCCTTGTCTGTCATAATGCCGATAGTCAAAGCAAGACGGTCTGGCGAGATCATCTTCAATTGCTCTGGGTCGTTGGATAATTGTTCTGCTTTTTCGAACAATAGATCGGTGTACTCAGCCGCAGCAATAGCGTAGCGTTTAGAGAACTCCTTACGCTTTGACTCAAGCGTGTCGTTATGCCGCCATTCTAGCGATCTTACTAGCTCATGCGACACTTTGCACTTCTTAGCAATTACGCTAATACGTCCACCCTGTGCAAGCATCCATAGAATCTGTGCAGCTACGTTTGGATTGTAATGTTCGATTGAGTTGCGTGGGAATAGCTTCGCACGTTCCTTAACCTCAAGAAAGAACTCCTTAATTGCTTGTTTGCTGTCAATCTCAAGAAGTTCATTATCACTCATGTTGTTTGTTACTTGGAATTAAGATTTAATCCTGCTTAAACTGCAAGCCTTCTTTTTCATTGAAGTCTTTAAGTGCATTTTGTAGTTCAGCAGAAAACTCTGGATCGCTTGATGCTTGGTTTGCTAATGCGGTAATTCCCTGCCTTGTCATAAAAGTTCCTTTGAACATTTTAACGTAAGCGTCATTTACTTCTCCAGGCAAAGCATTCCTAGCAAGAGCGGATTTTAACCCATATCGCTCTGTTCCTGTTGAAAGCATTGCTGCTAGGTAACGATTTTTACCAGCAGTAAGAATTGGAGTAATTGGAAGAACAAAAGTCGTTCCCCCTTGGTTTTTGATTGTTCTAAGATTGCTTGCTTTAGCTGCAATATCAGTTATAGTATTGCCTTCATAAACTTTGGCTAAGTCATACATGAACTGAGCATCTTTCTGCCCAAGAACAATTTCTAATTTTTGAGCAAATTGAGACTTTCCAGTTGGTGATTCCCAATTCGCAAGAAACTTTTTAGCGTCAAACAATGGTGTATATGGCGCACTAGCAGAAGGAACACCACCAGAATAATCATCAAGCAAATTTCGCATAAAGTCACCCTTAAAAAGATTCCTTGATTCAGGTGATAGCTTACCAAGTTGTACCATTACTGTTTCAGTATCCTTAATAGTATTTCCTTTTGAAAGTATTGATTTAGAAAGCAAATCTGGATCAATATCCTTAAAATTTCCTTTTTTGGCGGCCTTGAATATTGAAGATGTAACCAATGCTTCTTCTTGTCTTTCTAAAGCGTTTCTTTTGATTATCCCGTTAGCTACTTCATCTCTAGCATCTTTACTAAGAGCAGAAGACAACGAATTTAAATCAGTAAGGGTCATCTGTGGCACATTTGCTGATTTTAAAACCCTAAGTTTGCCATTTATGCTATCCAATCCCCTAGCTATTGCTGCCGATTTATTACCATATAATGAATCAAGCATACCTTGATCATAATCAAGTAGTGCGACTCCCTTTTTGCTACCCATACCAAGATCATTAAGGTATTTAACCTGCATCATTTGTTGCATTTTTTGAGTAATACCAGCTTGTGTTGGGTCGGCTAATTCAAGTTCTCTTGATGCTTGAAGAACTCTATTGATAGTAAACGGTTCCTTCATAACAGAACTAACAATATCTCTTGGGGTTGTTGCTTGTTCTCCAACAACTTCTTTTAAAACTCTACCAAGGATATTTCCCTCAAACGTTCCTCTAGTTTTAACTAGTTCAGTTGCTTTCTGGAATTCTTTCCCGAGATTTCCAACCGTTCCATCTGGAAGTGCAACATTAAATTTGCTGTAAATATTGCGTCTTATTTCTGATAACTCACCAGAAATACCACTGCCAAAAACATCTGTTGTTGTTCCTCCAACGGCTCCACCATCAGGTCTAGCATCATTAAACGCTCTAATCCAAGCATCGAAAGACCTAAAGTCTAATTGGTCTGTTTTTTTAATTTGTTGTATTTGATTTTGCAACTGTGCAACAACAGAAGGATCTTTTTCAGCGTCTATTAACTTTTGAATTGAAGAAATTTTATTTTCATCTAGTGCTAATAATTTCAACCTTGATTCTACGCTGTTTACTGCTGATTCATCAAATGCTCCAGCAAAGTTTACTTTTCCTTTAAGTCTTGGCAAAGCATCCAATAATTGTTTTGCGCTTATTTTAAATCCAGAAGCATTCGCTACATCAGCTAATACGTCATATTGTGCAGTTGTTGATTTAACTGCCTGATCTTCTGCTGACGCAACAGTATCTCTAAATATTTTACCTAAGTCATCTACGTTTGCTTTTGCAGGAGGTCTAAGTATTTGATTTACCCTATCTTCAATAAGTAAAGTATTTTTATCATTAGATCTAGCAATACTATTTGCAAGTGCGCGGCGTTGTCCATCTTGATTGACGGCAATAGCACTAAAATCATTAGCCGTAGCAGGAACGCCTTTCTTTACGCCCTCAAAAAGAGTGCGAATACTTTCTTGAGCTTTTCTCATATTTGACGCAATTCCAGTTCTTGGAAATTGCCCACTTAGTTCTTGAGCGGTTTCAAGTCCTTGTTTTCCAAATTGTGCGCCAGCAGGAACAGCAGTTTCGGAAAGACCCAGTCTTTTAACAGATCCTTGATAAGCCTTTAAAAACTCATTTTTAAAACTGCTTGGCATTCTAGCGGCAATCATTGTGGATGGAATCACATCTATTCCTAATCCAGCCACTGTTCCAATAGCTGCTTCTAAACCTCTTCGTCCAAGGCTTTCAACAACTTTTTGAGGCATATTTAATGCTGCTCTTGTTATAGAATCCGCAATAGGGCCAAGTGTTGCTCTTGTTGCGCCACCAGCAAGAGTTGCAGTAATTGGGCTTTTTGTTGCTGCTAGCGTTCCTAATGTAGCACCAATTTCAGCAACAGCAAGCGGTGCTTCAACTGCAAGCATTCCAGCAGTTCCTGCAACACCTTTATCAAGCGTTGTAAAGCTAGTATTGTCTTGATTCTTTATCAAATACTCAGTATTCCCACCAACGTCAATTGGTGCAATATTTGAGTTTGGATATGTTCTTTTTAAGTATTCAAGTTCTGACTCTGGTGTAGGTAATGCACCAACACCAGCCCTAACTCCTGCTGGAAGTTGCTCTGCTTCTCGACTACCTGCTGGAGCATTGTAAAGTTCACCTACAATCTCACGTTTTCTTTGTGTATCTTGTTCTAGTGTTGTTGGATTAACATTACCTCCAGCAAGATTTGGAGCATTTGGCATTAAACCATAAGGAGAATATACTACTGATGTACCTGCTGCATACGGAGTCCTAAGCTCCTGTCCAAGTTTGCTAATGCGTTCTTGTTCTGGCTTTTCTTCTTGTTGTTGAAGTGAAGAATATTGAATTTGAAGTTCTTCAGACTTTCCTTCAAAAAGTCTTAATTTATCTAAAAGAGAAGGGTCTGCTTCTTTACCTTCTGCTTTGGCTTGTCTGAGTCTTTTCCCAATTTCATTGATTCCAGTAGAAAGATTTGCAAGATCAGACTCAATTATTTTTTTGTTTTCTTGAAGATCGCTCATTTAGATTTAGGTAAGAATTCTTGTAATGTATCTCTTGCACTTTGATCTAATCCAATCCCACCACTTGAAGCAGCAGGAGCTTCGTAAATAGTTGACTTGCTCAAAAGATTTTTATTTAGCTTTGTCCATTCATATGACTTACCTTCAACGCCATTAGCATTCACTCGCGCAATTTGCCTATTAGTTATATAGTCGCTAACATATTTATCGTATTCAGTTTGTGTTATTTTCTTTTCGTCAAAAGCCTTAATAACATCATCTGGCATTCCATTGATTGCTTCAAATGAGTTAAGAAGATTCAAACTAAGGGATTTAGCTATTGTATCCTTCCTTGCGTTTATTTTAAGTGGAGAAAATCGACCTTCATATCTAGGCCATTCTTTTTCAGTCATTGTTCCAGAAGCTCCTCCAGTTACAGAGCTGTCTCTTTGCTGTTTCATTTTTATAAAAGAGTTTTCTCCATTTATTCTTTCATAAAACCCAGCTAGTTCTCCTCTTTCTGATGCTGGTAAAGCCTCAGCAAGCAAAGCATTCCCTGCTGCAAAAATAGGATTATTTGTTCCTGTTGTATCAAGACGTGTAAATGCCTCTTCAGTATTTGCTTGGTTAAGTCTAAATGACTCGTTTTTTAACTGCTCTCCCGCTTTAGCTGCATTTTCAGTTTTTTGACTTACTCCTGCTCCAGTAATATACTCAACGCTTCC